CTTAGTAACCCCTAACTTATATTCACATAACTTATTACCCGGCTTTGCCCGGAGCTTGTCTAACGTAGCCACCGCATAATCAAATTGCGGGGGCATTGGCTTGTTGTCTCGTATGTACTCTTCGGCAGCGGTATGAAATGCGGTACCGTACAACATAGCCTCAGTTTCAGATTCAATATAATCCCTTGCAATCCTCATGTGGTAGAATTGTTTAGGGCATTGTTCAAACGCTTTTATTTTACTGAAAGACCAAGGAGTTATACTCAACCACAGTCTCCATATGACTTTCCTACCCCTGATTCACAATCAATTGGTAAGTCTATAGCCCACTCAGGCACCATACGCATACAAGATTCCATATAACTCCGTGCTTCCTCGACTTCTTCATCCGGCACACAGCACACAACCGAATCGTGAACTGTCAACACAACCTTGTATCTCTTTGAGATTTCTAGCATTTGCTCGCCAATGATGCAACGAGCGAGAGCCTGACAGACATTCTCTATGGCTTTCCCACCATAGATGCGGGTTCGGCCTCGTCTGGTTTTATAAGTGTACTCAACTGTTTGAGTGGGTATGCCGTCAAATTCGGTAAGTATTGTATCCCCCCGCAGATCTTCATAACGCATAAACAAACCAGAGGGCAGCTCAAGAGCACAACGTTCTGCATCTACCGATAACAGGTCATCACGACCAAAAGAAACAGCATCGCCACGAGAAAGATTAACAATAGTCTGTTGAGCGTCTCGCCATAGAAAGGTTATATTGTAATTAGCCTCTCTGTATATTTTTATGACCCTTCGTGCTTCGGCCAACTCCATATCCACGCCAAATGTCTTGAGTTGATCCTTAAATTTAACTGCTCCCATACCATAACCAGCACCAAGAATAGTTGTCTTGCCAACGAATCGTTCTTCCTTGGTTACATCTGCTTCATCCTTGCCATAAATCCGTGCCGCCATTTTGACATACACATCTTCATTATTGGCAAATGCGTCTATAAGATTTTCTTGCCCCGCAAGCCATGCGAGAATACGTGCCTCTATCTGAGCAGAATCGGCTTCAATCAAAGAATGCTCAGGAGGAGGTATTATACTACGCTTTAACTTCTTACCGTGTGTGCCCCTACTCGGGAGATTCTGTAGGTTAATCTTATCATCCCCACCCCATCGGCCTGTGTGAGCCGCGTAGTATTTGACAGGCACAGGCAACAGGCCACGCTTCGAGATGTCTATAAACCGTTGTGTCCTAGTTTCTTCCAGTGTGCTCTTGTTCCCGAGCCGAGCTGCAACTAATGTTTGTACGGATGGATTTTCGTGGTTGGTAAGTGCTATGAAATCTTCGTCAGATTTGGCAAAAGCGAATGTCTCTTTATCAGTAGTTAGGCTTATTTTAGTGGGAGGAATAACCCCAAACCCTTCAAGCAATTTGGCAAACTTGGGGTTACTCATAAGATCTTTTTTATCTACTCCGGCGTCACCTAACAATTTGTCTTTGTGGTCACGTGTCTCTATAAGATGTTGTTCGAGAAGCCCAAGATCCAAATCTAATACGGGGTCTACAAACATCCGCAAGGTAAGGTCTATCAGTTTAAGTTCCTGTCTAGGAAAACCCTTACCTATTTTCTTGAAGAGTGCATAAGTTAACTCAACGTCGTTTATACAGTAATCTCCATATCTTGAGAGTTCTTCTTCCGAGAAGTCTTCCCTTCTCTTTCCGAGTGCATCTGATACGGCTGTGCCTTTAGTTCCCAAAGCATATCTCTCAGCCAACGCATGGAGACTTGCGCTAACTTCCACCCCGTCCACAGCACGGGCAATACACAAAGTATCGGTATAAGCGCGAGGAGTGACATCAAAAATCCAATTAGCAATGGCACCATCAAACATAACATTGTGACCGAGTAACATAGCCTCTTGCCAGTTGAATGTTTGTAAAAACGCTTTGGTCTGTTCCTTCGTCCCACTTGCCCACTCCGTTTCATTATTATTTACCTTTACTCCTACCCCGATAACTTCAAACCGAGGATCGCGTATGTACTCTTCCGTTGTCATCTTTGACAATGAAAACTCTTTGTCGTAATAAGTTTCAAAGTCTATGGTTATTAAGTCCATTGGCTGTTCTCCGATATTATTTTAAGAACAGAATGCTCGGTTTGGTCTTGGTCATTGTGTGATAGTCCAACTGCACCTTCAGTGTGTGTATGATTTTACCCGCAGAGTTATTCATCTCTGAGGCTACCTTGGGGGTTATGTTTCCCGTTTTTAGATCATCAAAGGTGTCGCATAATTCGTTACGTAGGTCTGTTATGTTCTTCATCTCTGTTCTCCGTTGTTGAGATATCTTCGTATCTTGATTTGCACTCTTTTTAATTCGATTAGTTCTGGTGGGATCGAAGTACTACACTTCAAAAGTTTTTTCACGTAGGCGTCGGACAGGCTATCCCTTTCGCCTTGGCCTCTCGCTCGAACCCGCACGGCTATTCTGGCACGTTCGTCGTCTGTAAGGCGGGCCATATATGCCAAGTCGTAAGCCTTTTTGGCTACCCTCTGCGCTTCAGTGGGGGGCTTACGGTTCTCCCTACGTTTGTCTAGGTTGGCCCTAGCCCACGCACAATCCCGAACACGTTGATACTCCTTCTGTTCTTCGGACAGGGATGCCTTCCACTTCCGCGTTGCAGCGCGTCGGCGCTCTCTCTGTTCTTCGGACAAGGATGCCTCCCACTTCCGCTGCAATGCGCGTTCACGCTCTTTCTGTTCTTTGGTCATGTTTGCCCTCCAATTCCGCGTCGAAGTGCGTTGGCGCTCTTTCTGTTCTTCGGTCATGTTTACGCGCCACTTCCGCATCGCAGCGCGTCGATGCTCTTTCTGTTCTTCGGACATGCTTTCACGGTATTTTTTATTTTCCTCTCGCTTACGCTCTCGCCGTTCCTCGTCGGAGATGTTTTTACGTCTAGTCATATTTAACCTCCCCTCCCCCACGCTTCCTCTTCATCGCGCAATTGATTCCTAATAAGTTCCCCACCACACGCAAGATAGCCACATCCATCTACCCAATTATCGAAATTGGGCGCATTGCTTCTTAAACGGGCAATCTTTAAGAGGGCCATCATAATCGCTACATCCACGGCAGTTACTTGCGTGCCAAGATGTTGTGACCAATAGGCTGCTATGGTTTTGAAGTTGTCCTCCATATTGCCATGCTCATTAGCCCTGTCTTTTGTCACGTATGTTTCGGCAGTACGTAACACCTTTACGCGCATTTCAGCGCGGTCACATGGTTTAGTCTGTTCATGCAATGGTGGATCAAAAGGTAGTTCGAGTTGTTCAGCCATTTTGCTCTCCCTGTTAAGTCGTTATTGTATATGTACTTACTGTGATATTACCCGGCGCTGCGTATCTATCTATGAGATAACAATGATTCAAGACACTTCAGGTTCCCCTTCTATATCCCACGTCGCATCGGCTATGAGGGCGTAACATACGGCACATTTAATTGATTTGTCAGACAATAAGTAGCAAGCATTATGCCCACAATCGAACACTACTACTTCCACTTCTTCTGTTTTTAAGTCGTCGTTTTTTCTTGGGAATTCTATAATATTGTCAGAAGTCAATTTTATTAGCCTCCACCCAAGCAACAGCAATTTTTAGATCGCGTCTGCTTTCCTTGGTTAAAACACAAACGGGAAAACAATTCCTGTCTCCAAAGCTAGCTTCTTTTTCTTCCTCGTCGTAGGCCCATGTTGCGAAAGTTCTGACATACTTTTCACCGTTGGCTTCAAAGCAATCAAACAAATAACCTTCCGTATACATCGTAGGACAAACCAACTTATTTGCATCTACGAGCCTAACCATAGCGCCGTCTCCAATAATATCTCTCCAACGTATGGTTATATGTGGATAGCGAGTACCACCGATTTTTACAGAATCCATTTGTTTATCCATTTTGGGCGCTCTGCTTCCAATTCAAAAAGGTGCCTCCCCCAGTAAGGGGAGGACTAACGTAACGTGTTTCTCCGGTGATAGCCCGTGGGGAAGGAGGATTGAATCTGAATACCGAGAAAGACCCAACCAAAACCTACGTCTATCACTGTGGAAGGATATTTAGCGACCTCTCTCCCACTTAGTCGCCCATGCTGAAAAATATAAAAAACATGGGAGTGGAAACTACTTATTATTCCAACGACTTCTACGTTTTACCTTGCGATACCATATGCTAGGAAAATTCGGTATAGAACGAGCGGGATAAAAAATACGCTCACCGAATAAAGTAACATTTTCAAATTCTGTTCTAAACTCTGCTGGGCAATCAGCAGAAGCATTTTTAGTTTTCTGTCTAATACGTTCCAACGACTTTTTCTGCACCGTGTCAGCATTAAGCGCATCGTCCAGTTTGCTCGCTGCTTCTTGGACGTTCCCTTCTTTTTCCAATTTAGCGGCTTGATCGAACAACAAGTCCTCAAGACGATAATTCTGTTTAAGTGTCAATGCCATGTAATATATCCAAAACGTCTGCCATGTTATCTTCATTAACAACCAGACTCAGACCCCCCGCGTTTTCAATATCCTGTAAGCTCTTTTGCTGTAGGAAAGTAGGTTTGTTCTTCCCTGCTTTACATTCAATACCAAAGAAATGTCCTTTGTAGCATCCCACTATATCCGGTATGCCACCTCTTCCCCAACCACCTGTTACGGGATAAAAATAAAATGCTCCCAACTGCTTTAGCTGCTTAACAACAGCCTTTTTAACTTTGGCTTCGGGCGTCATCGCCATCGGGTTTTCCCTTTTCTATCTGTTCTCCACGTCGTTCAAGGAACTCTACCATCCGTGAATGATCCATCAACAAATTAAGGAGTGTAGACCTTCTAATAGTCACGCTGGTTTTGCGTCCTTTATCCGCAACCAGATGAGCGCCTCTGAATGTTTCATCGCTGGTGTAAAGTTTCATCATGCTTCCTCCTCGGGTAATCGCCTTATGCTTCCCCATCTGGTGCGGGCACTGGTTTCAGAATCAGGACCAGCCTTCAACGCTTTGATCCCTGCTTCTGTTATAGATAGCCCTCTATATGCTCCCGGGATTTTTTCGAGGTAGCCACGGCCTAGTAACACGTTTAACTGCCATTCGGGATCGTACTCAACAGTTGATTTTATTTCCACGCCCGTAGGGGTCTGATCATGTTCTACCCAATAATCATAAATAAATTTCAACAACTTGTACTGCTTCTTATTTAACATCTCCACGCTTCTCCCCGTGCTCTTCGTTCTCTAATTCACCATCACAACAATCCGCGACGGGCCGTCGGCAACTGGTACAGACGTAATGTCCATGAAGGGGTTCGGGTCGTGTAGCCTGACCGCACCAAGGACAATCAATGAATTTTTTTGGCACCTTCAAACCTTTTCCAGTTGTCCTTGGTTAATTTGAAGCTCTCAAACTTCCTACCCTTCATTGCTGCTGAAAACTCCCTGTCCCATTTCTTGAGGGCCATAGACAGTTCAGCTTCGGAACTCCAAATTCGATTGGGGTTTTTACTCATTCTGATCTAGTCCTTTTTAACCCGTGGCACTGGTTTCAAACGGAGGAGCCGCCGCTTGGTAAAGCGGCCCCCCCGAGGCACCAACTCTAAAAATGTTAGTGTGACACTAACATTCTGGATGAATAACCCAAAATGTATTCTCGTCAATACGCCTACCCAAATAACCAATATTGTTGGTAGGAGGTTCTGCATGACTGACCATCAATACAGCCAATCGTTGCTGCAACCATTCGGGTAACTCATCTACGTTACTATAAGTCCCTTCAATTTTTTCGTCAAGTCTATCCATGCCAATACATACCACTTCGATAGTATCCTTTTCTTTATTTACGAAAACACGGTATATCTTATCATCAGATACATTATTGTACGACATAAAAGCAACTTTCCGAAGCCTTATACCCCACATCATCGACGTACTGCCCCACTTCACACATGTTGAGCACGGACAACTGCCCCGCTATTTCAGAGGGTAACGTTTCTTCTGTACATGTTTCCTGTGCAACCCAATCAGGGTTCCAATCAGATATATCTTCAGTTAAGGCCATACAGTATAAGCTACTACCATATAATGTCTGCTCCACACTTACCATTAACATCCGTTTAGTACGCCCACTTAGGGCTTCTTTCCTTTCCTCGTGTGCCGCCAAAAATTCAGACACCTTCTCATTAAATTCGAGATTGAGAAATTTATGGTCGCCAGCTACAAGCGCCTCTAATTCCATGTGGAGTAAATCGTTGTGACGTGATCCCTCCGTAATCTCCTCACGCGCCTGTCTTATTTTTTGTGTTAGTTCGGTATTGGTTGTACCCCACTTATTACGACACGCATTACCCTCTATATTCGCTATTTCCACCACACTAAAATCACGTAGAAACTTCTTAGCATTACGTGTCGCAACCTCTAAGTCGATACTCATAGCCATATTACGTTGTTCGTTATGACTGCCGTACTTCATGTTTTCTATGCGCCTAGAGCACACACCGTAAGTCCTACGGGTGTCCTCATGCTCGCCACTTCTAAAGTCATCATAACCAATCCACCCCATGCACAAGGGTTTGTTCGGATGGTATACAAAAAGTCTACCCCTCCGATAGTGTCGTGAAAATTTACACAGTGGGAAAGCCTTCTGAACTGCATCTACGAACAACGCTAACAAACAGGGGTCTGCGCCGCGAGCAGACAGTTCTCTCGGGTCTCTTACATTTTCCCACCCTCCTACACTTAGCTGACCACCATCATTCTTGAGCCGAGTAAGTGGTTCACACTCCGCAGTCCATTGATGCTGCATACCGTTCTCTCCTTATTTTCTTATTGTTTGATTGAAACCCAATACCTTATTCGTCCATTTGTTGAACGCTGCTCGGAACTGCGTTGTTGTGTCGAACTCCCCACGTAGATTTGCCAGAAAGTTACAAGCAAGGTGTATACGTAGTGGATGATTATAATTCTTCATAATCTCTAACGCAAGTTTTGGCGGTATAACGCGCCCCCCGTTATTATAAGGTACGGGCTGTACCTTGCTTTTGAGGATATTATCAGCAGCAAGATTTGTAACATAATCACGAACTTCATTACGTAACTTGTTCTTGTACTCCCAGTTTTCAGCGGGGAGCACTGGGCCTATCGCGCAGAGCCACCTGTAGAAAGAAGCTATATGTTCTTTAGCAGCCGCTTTCTTTCTCTGGTTCACCCGTACTTTGGGAATTTCGTATTTATGACTTACAAGTTCCCAATCACCAATGGGTTCGTCCTTTTCAAATGTCAGGAAGTAGTCGCGGTTATCGTTTCTATCTATAGGTCGCGGGAGATAATACTTCTTACCATCGACTGCACCACGATGACCCATATCAAATACGTGAACGTAATGGACCCCCAACTTACTCCAGTTATCGAACCTCAAACCTAATGGGAGCCACTCCCGCAGGAAATTGTATCTACTCGTATCGTGCGCGGGAGTGGTAGCACCACGCACGGTAACACGTTCTCTCTTACCTTTACGCTTCCATGTAATCGGTGGACAGTCCAACGCTTTGGCAACATAAGGATTACGATGATGATACGGCAACATGTCATACAGTATGTACTCACGATCACTCACGCGTGCGATACGTCTCCACTTGCACCGCCGTTTACCCAACGGGCGGATGTCATCTTCCTTGGTATGATTGCAACTTACCATCGGACGGGTTTCGGCGTAGTGTTTCGCCACCTCGGCAAATGTATCTAAAGACATTTCGTTCTCCTTGATTTTGTTAGTGTCGCACTAACGTTTCAGCCATTCCTTATTTTGTTGAAGGCTTCGTTGATCTCAGCCATATCAAAATCGACGACCCCTTTTTGTTCGAGGCACCATTTATAATGCGATATAACTCGTTCTATAATCTCTACTGCTTTTTCGTATTCCATTTATTCCTCCAACTTGTAAAAGATGTGTTGCCCAATCTGGATGGTCATCTGCATTGTGTGCCGCCATGACGGTGACACGTTAGTAGTGTGGTAGAACATCGCACCCTCCGATATGTCGATGGGGAGGGAGGAACTGGTCTCCGTGACAATGGTGGCGATCCGTAACGCGGTTTGCCACGCCTCATAATCATGCACATTCTCTGGCTTACCATCACACCAAAAAGAGAATTGACATTTGTGCCGTACAGGGTGACCGGAGGGGTGGGTTGGCCCCTCCATGATAACTTCACACACGGTGTCGGGGTAACGCTCGTCAACTACCCGATTGAGTATGACTTGCGCCACCGCCAACTGCCCTGCTATCGGTTCAGATCTAGCCTCAAAGTAGATAGCTAGAGCCAAACAACTTATGGTGGATAGCACTACAACTCACTCGAACTTACATGGATAACCGTACCTACGTCAGGCTTGGCATCTTCGTTATCGATGACAACCCATAGAACAGGACAGTTCCAATTACCCCAACCGCCGTAGAGATCCCCATCTGTTATGATAATGGTAGCTTGCGGTTGTATATTCTTCTCGGTGAGATACGGCGGTATGCACTCAACATCCGTGCCGCCGCCACCACGTGGTTTGGTAGTTTTTGCAAAATCATCAAGCTGATCTTGCGTGTACTTTTCATCCCCCACTACCTCGGTACCCCAATACAACATACGAACCCAATCGGGTTTGACCGTATCGAAACACGCCTTGGCTTCAGTGATTATAACTGATTGCTCACGTTGTCCAATTGACCCAGACATATCACCACCAACAACCACACCTTCCACGCTTTCCGATATGCCACTCGGCATGAAGATGCCATCCCGTGTGAATATCTCTATGAAACGCCTGTTAGGTCGTCTGTATGTGGAGAAATCATTGCCCGCGCAGGTAGCGGTAATGAACTCACGCATTACCTCGTGCCAGTCTACTTGCGGCTTCAACAATTCTTGGAACTCACGATCCGTACCTGTGCCTAACTTACCCGCGATCAACGCGCCCTGTCGTATGGCCTCGTCAACATCACGATCAAGTTCACGCTTCTCATCATCCGTGAATTCTTTTGCGCCTTTCCAATCATGGTCATCAAGTCCCTGTGGGCCACCACCGTTGGGAGGCGGGCATTTACCACCACCGCCCTTCTTCTCTTTCTTGAGAATGTTGAACACCTGTGCGGTATCCATACCGCGGAACCGCTCGTCCAACAAAGCTAGCTTCGGTGCGACAGCAAACCCATCCCTGTTGTCATCTGAAATTTTTATGTTGATGACATAATCCGCGGACTTGTTCGCCAAGTCTGGGTCTTCCAACCACAAATGAAACCACGTGACGAGATGCTTGTAGAGTTTGTGGTAGTTCTCATGCAGTACCAGATACCGCAGTTCAGGATCATTGAGACCGTCCACAAACTCCCTACCGTACATTTCATCACGACCATTGGTGCAGGCAGTCGGTACATCATCTTTAACAAGCCGATCACCGATCATCAATATACCAGCCAACGCCACGTATTTTTCTTTAGCCATTATATCGACCACCGCCTTCGACAGACGTTGTTCGACGGTAAGTTCTTTTCCTAATGTTAACACTGTCTTGTTCTCCTACGTTGGTGGAAGGTGCAGGACTCCTGCACCTCCCGTTGTTAGTGTCACACTAACTATTTCTTGTCCGCTGCGAACATGTAGTTGTTCGTCATAGCCCACTCGGTGAACTTCTTGTTCGTCATAACGAGTGACTGTTTGCTGTACTTCGGAGCGCGGACGCCGTTGGCGAATAGCCCCTGCGCTTCCTTGTCGAGACGAACCATGTACTCCATCCAAGGAGTGACCCACTCCTTGTCCAAACTCGCTAACGTGCGGTACACAACCATACACACGGCGGAGGCACTGTCTGGCACCTTGGCGTTGTGCGGGTCTTTCTTGATGCTTTCCAGCGTCGGCAACTGATCTGCCAACTTGACGAAAGCCATCAGGTCCATCGCCCCGCGATCACCAATGGTACCCATGAGCAAACACGTTAACGTTTGATCGTCGTAGTGTTCCCTCTGCTTGAGCCAATCACTAGCCGCCTCACCCGAACGTGGGGTGAAGAAGGCGGTTCTTTGCGCCCGTGGATGGAAGATGTAAGGATTTTCGTCTGGGTCTTTGACATCCTCGAACGAGGCGAACAACTGTGGATTATCCTTGCACCAACCGAGCATCGTATGGTCGATCTCATTGTTAACCCCCCATTCAATGAATTCGATGTTATTCGGTTTCCGCATTGGTGTAACGGTGATGCGATTTCGTGCGTGAGGCGGGAGTAGATCACCCACCCCCTCTGCGCCAAGATTAGTAGTGGCAAACACTAACGACTTCTCATGTAGTGTGTACCCCCCGATCTTCCGCTCCAACATAAGCCGCAGCATCGCGTTCTTGACGGACGGGTTAGCCTTCCCGTACTCATCGATCATCAGGATGATTGGCTTATTAAGGTGGACCCCCAACTCTTCGTTGGTGGCATATTCTACATAGTCACCACCTTCGGCATCGTTGAGGGTAGCGAGTTTCGGTATCGTGATGTCACCAAGGTCTTTCGTGGTGCAATCAAAATAACAGGGGGTATGGGTTGGCAACTCATCTGCTAAGATGTTAAGGATTGATGACTTACCTGATCCCATGTGCCCTTGAAGTAGGACGGTACGTTTGTGACCACCGTTTTTGATAGCCCCAACGGCTTGGGGTATATTTAACGCGTACATTGATTTGGCTGAATTTGCCATAATTTCGTTCTCCTACAAACGAGTTATTGTTAGTGTCGCACTAACAGATTAAACATCCAGACTTGGTAGTGATTTGATGATGTCGTCCACGTTTCGTTTTGTTTCGCGGCGCAGATGATCATCGTCGCGTAATGCCTCGGGTGTTATACCGTGCATAGTTTCTTCCAGCTTGCGCTTCATCTCCGACATCTGACTGCTGCCCGTGACGTTGAACGTGTCCAACAGGGGGGTGATTTCAAGCACATTCTCCACAAGACTATCGCGGAATGTTTTCTTGTCCTCCTTGCCCGTGTAGTCCAGACGTTCCGACATCTTGCTGAGTGCCGTGTACACACGCGTCCAGACTTCTTTGTACGAGTTCTCTATACGGTCAGCGTAGAATGTCTGGTAGTGATCCGCCAACTGGGTGTTACCCTGATTTCCGATGTCCAGACGGAAGTCACCACTCTCGGGCATCGGTATATAGTTGATGCTGAAACTGAATTTACCCGAAAGCTGATCCGCTGTCGGATACTCGGCACGGTTAAACAAGTCACCGAGCCTTGCTTCAGCCTGTGAGATTTCCCAGTCGTATGCCGCTAGGAACGTGCTGACTTTGTTATGCCAATTCTGTT